CACCATGATGCCCGACGCGTCCGAGTGCGGAGAGGCGCCAGAGAGCACGTTCTTGGGATCACCGGAGGCTGTCTGCGCCACCTGGAGCTGCTGCTCGCGCTCCTCCAGGATCTGGCTAGGGTATGGCGTGCCTTGAAATACCTGGGGTGTAGCGCCGTAGGTCGTGCTGGCGTTGTATTCCAGGGCCAGGATCTTACTGCCGCGATCCGACAGCCGCTTGAGTGTCAGGCCTGCAGGCGTCATCACCCACGGCCGCCCGAACGTGTTGCGGTTGATGCTCAGGCTCTGATCGATCTCGTTGATGATGTTCTGCGGCGAGATGAGCTTGCTCACGCCATCGATACTCCAGAACCCGCCCATCTGGCGCCGGTACGGGAAGTGCACCAGGCTGTACTCCCAGTCGTCGCGGTCCTCGATGGGGATCGTGAGCTCATCCTTGTCCACAAGAACTTTACCCTCGCACATTGCGATATACCGGCCTTTGGGGTAGTCCCGCGTGGGCCTGCGCTCCATCTCGCGGAGCATCACGAGGTCCTCGTCCTCCTCCTGGAGCATGTCGGTTTGAATGTCCGCGCCCTTCCAGGAGCTCACGTCGGCGACCATCTTGAGGAGCTTTTTTTGCAGGCTGATGTTGCCCTTGTCGCGATTGGTGCCGCGAGGCAGCTCGACGTCGAACATCTCCTCCACCCACTCGCGCGTTCGCAGTGTTTGTACGGCCCACCAGGGCTTGTCCTGGAGCAGGATGCCAACATCCGGCACGCTGACATTAAATGGTAGCACGGGCTCAACCCTAACCTCGCCTTTGCTTACGCGGTTGCCCTCAGAATCGAATATCCAATGATCATCCCCTACGGGCAGAACACGGCCGAACCCGTTACCTGTCAGCACGCGCGTGAGCTCGATGAGCTCTTTTATGTCCGAGACCTCGTGGTTGCGGTACGCGTCCATGTGGGATAGTACATGGTTTGCCAGTTCTGCGGCATTCTGATCTGCCAGTTCGTTGCTGTTTGGCCATACCCGCGATACGAACTTCTTGTTCAGCGTGAGCGCCACGAGCGTGTTCACGGTATCTTCTATGATATCGCTGACCGGCGTGGGCACTGTCGGGTCGTTTTGAAACAGCTTGCCGAACTTACCTGTGCTCTTCATGTACGTGAGCCACTGCTCGCCCAGGTAGTACAGGTGGTTCCTGTACCAGACTCGTTCGCGCATGCGCTGGCCGGGGTCTTTTGCAGGATCGGTCGGGAAGGCGGTCTCCATCAGCACGCGCGGGTCGTCCCGGTCCAGGCCTTTGTTGCGTTTAAAGAGTGCCATGATGCTCTCCTTATGTTATAGGCACGCCAGTGTCGCGATCACGGGCTAGCTCGACTGCGTCTCTTGCCAGGTCGTTTTCCAGCTCCAGCATGCGCGCATGATCGTCGGCGCTCATCTTGAGCTCACGCTCTGTCGCGTTGAACTCTGCCAGGGACCTTGCTTTGTGCAGCGCCAGCAGGGCCTTTGTATGGCCTGCATTCTCCCGCTTAAGTGTTATCAATAGCCACCCCAAGAGCACGATCACGAGGATCAGCGCCGTTGTCGTGATTGCGATGATCAGTATAATCTCTGCCATGATATCCGCTACCGTCATCTCCACCTCACCATGTCCTTTCCGCGCCTCTGGGCACGTCACCCGGCGCTGCCTGTTGGTCCTGGTACATCTTGAGCATGTCCTTTATCTCGTCGAGCTCTCGCGATGCCGCTCTAGATGGTGCGTCGAGCTGTGCCCGTTTAGCATCGCGCTCTCGCTTAGATTGTATGTCGGAAAGCTCAGCATCTGTCAACCCTATCGGCCTCGCCATGCATATGTGGCAGGCCTCGTCGTATATGTGGTCCTCCTGCTCCGTGTCCACGTCCTCCGGTTTGAGCTCATCCATCGTGAGCGCCGGGATGGTGCGGATGAAGTGCACGCAGCCCTCGTATACGAGCAGGAGCGGCATCTGGTCTGGGCCCTGGCGCGCAAGCCGACTGCGGAACTGCCGGATTTTGAGCTCCCTGCTGGGGTCGCCGGGACGCAGTGTGAGCGGGTGACCCTGCGCGCGGCCGACCTGTTCAAAAACCTCTGCTGTTGACGGGCCCTGGCCGCCGCCCATGTAGTTCGGTTTTTTGTTCCAGCAATCCGGTCCAGCTAGCCTGATGATCTCGTGTGCGCGGCCTGCTAAACCCATGCCCTTTTCACGCTCGATGATGCCCTCAGCTATCTGCTCGTCTGTCAACCTCAGGCCCACGTCGGGCGTGGCGCCGTCCCATCCGTACCACTCGTTGCAGCGGATTAGCGTGTTGTTGCCGTCCACCCACCACCAGCCTACACTAAATGGTTTGCCGTAGCCCCAGTCGAACGTCTGGTAGACCGGAGCGTATGCCGGGATTGGCCATATCGGCTCGATTACGTGGCCTTCTGGAGGTCTGGCATTGAGGAATGCGAACGCCTGGCCGATGAATACGTCCCAGTCGCCGTCTATCCATGCGCGCCGGAGCAGAGGATCCTTGATGGTCTTGAGCTGGTTCGCGTACTCCGGATCCCGTTCCATCAATATCTTGTTGTCGTCCAGGCGTGATTTGATGAAGCAGCGGGAAGTGCCGGGCTCCTCGAACACCGTCCCGGGCGGCCCTGGATCTATGTAGAGCAGCTTGATCTGGGCAGCGCCTGGACCGCCAGGGTTGCCCGTGAGCACAAAGCCTGTGGGCACCGGTCCTGCTGGAGGCCGCAGGCAGCCCTTGAGACGGTCTATGAGGGGCGCTACAAACGGGAGCAGCGGGGCCTCGTCGATGCTGATGCGTGTGTAGGCCTGGCCCTGGTGGTCATCCGCGAGCTCGAGTCGCGGGATCGCCTGCAGGTAGATGCGGGCACCGTTCGAGAAGCTCACGACTCCGAGCTGGGTTTCCCCTCCCGTACGCTCTGCGGGCAGTCCCATGCGTATCATGCTGTCGATGCGTTGGCGTATGCTGGCAAAGTCCTTGTATTTCCGTCGTATGATCATCCCGTTCCACCAGGGGCCATACCGGCACGCCCCTGCGACCTGGTCGCCTAGCAGGAGCTCTGTTTTGCCGCCGCCGCGTGTGCCCCCGAATAGCAGCTCTTTGATCACGCCGGTCGCCTGGAACGCATACATCTGCGGGCCTGGCTGAGGTCCCCACACTGTAAGAGGCAGCTCCCAGTTGGGATCCCAGTGCTCAGCTCTGGAGGCGCCCGGCCCGCCTGCAAAAGCGCGGTCCAGGGTTTGCCCGTATTGATGCAGAGGCGCCGCCATCACTCGCCATCCTCTATAAGGTTTGCCGCCGTCGTGAGCGCTGGAGTCTGCGTAGTATCTTGTGTGCTCTGTGCCAGGGCCTGCTCAGCCTCCTGCACCTGGGCCTGCCACTCCGCGATAGTTTTGGGCTTGGGTGGCAGCTCTCCATGCTCTACGCGTACCGGCCCGCCCTTGTCGTCGCCCTGTACGATGATCCTATCGAGTGCGATCCCTAGGTGTTTTGCGGCCAGTTTGAGTGCTTCCATCTTGGGATGTAGCTTAAATGTGATGCGGTGGGAATGTTCGGAGTCGATCTCGCTTATTTCAGCGATTGCCCTGCGTTTATCGGGTGGTATGTCCTCAAAATCTTTGAAGCGGACCCTGCCGCGCCGGATATCTATATAGTCCGTGATATCGGAAAATCCGATAACAGCCAGCTCCTGGACTACACGGTCGGCCGTTACGCGCAGCCGGTGCTGTCGTGCGTTGTTTTCCTCCTCAATGGCGAGCTGAACCAGGGGCTCTTTGAGCCAATCGTAACCGCTCTGCCGCGAGTACCCAATACGCTGCGCCGCCGCCCCGGCACTCATATCTACCAGATATTCCAGCACAAACTTCTGCCGGTTGGGTTTGAGCATATCTAGCACGCGATCCTGATCCTGCTGCCCATTGCTGCTCATGTGTCGCTCCTGTAATCATATCGTCGCGCAACCAGAAGTCATTGTCAAGGCAAATCAACAACTACCTAAAAACACTATAGCTCCTATCGGATTTTCCGATACCACACTTTACAGGGTTCAGGGTTCGCGTGGGCACAAAATAGAGGATTATGCCGCCCGCGACTGGGACGCTCAAAAATTTTGAACACGAGCAGAAAAACGCTTCCCAGGACGTCGACGCGGACATTTGACCCTGGCTTTTTTGTGTGCGTAGAGGCGAATCGACGGGATCCTGCCGACGCAGCCGAGCACGACGGTAAGAATAACTGTTGGATATTGTGCAGGTTTTCCAGTGCCCACAAAAAAAGTGAATTTTATTTTGTCGATCACAAAAAAAGGGGTTGACAAGATTCTTGACCCGATATATATTTTCATTAAGCTCGACGTTGTCGGGCGGGAGGGGCGGCACCCAGAAGCGCCCCAGGGACTCAGGAAGGGAGGTGATCACAGGGGAACAAAATACGGTAGCGGGGATGCCCCAGAGAGTAATAACCCGCTGCTGACCGCGCCAGAAACTGCGAGACGGAACGCGCGCGAACAACGGTTGAGACCCGCGACAACGACTCTCACCCGCATGCGGGTAAAAACGCATGCCAGGACCTGCAGTCCGACCCTGGGCCACAAGCGCCGAACAAGGCTGAGACACAATCACACAGATGGTTTTCCGGTTAGCCGACACTGAACCGGACCACGAGCAGGGAACAGCTCACGGGTACTGCGGACTTCTGGGAGGGTCCGCGTACTCTGCGGCCGCATCGGGAGGGACCGTGGCAGTGCGCTCTGAGATCCCAAGAGCGAACACTCCATGCCCGGTGCTGCCACAGAGTACAACCCACAACAACTTAGGGGAGGGGAGAACATGAAGGCCTTTTTTACGACGACTGCCGACAGTTACGAGATGAACCACGCCCTGTACCAGAGGATGATCAGGCACCTGGATGAACGGTCCTTGCGGTACGTGATCAGGGACTGCCGGGAGGCTATAGCAGCGTACCCGGACAACCCCAAGGCAGGGTACTACCAGGACGAGATTCACTATTGCGCAATGGAGCTGAGGCGCAGGGAGGAGGGCAAAAAATGACTGAATTTAGGACGTTTGTTGGTTTGAGGGGCGGCCAGCACAGGCTGGAAAAGCGCCAGGATCCGGTTCATGGGACTTTTTTTGTCCTCGTGGATCCCGCCGGGGAGGCAGGGGAGCCGGTGTTCCAGGACTCACACAAATTCGATGTGGCGCTGGAGTTGTGGGCGCTCTTAGGGGAGGGTAAAAATGACTAGAATGGACAGGGCTATCCGTGAGCTGCTGGAGGATGAAGAGCTCCAGTACGCGGCAGAAAAACAGTACGACTCAGAGGCAGTACTCCGGGCGCTGGAGTACTGCTGCCCCCGCAAAAACCTGGGGATGGCGAGTGTGCTCACACAGTACGGCAGGCTGGAGCTCATCCGGATACCGGTCGGACTGAGGTCGACCCGCAAGGAATGGCGACTCTACAACAACCGCATCTCCCGCGCCAAACTGATGGAGATGGGGCTGGAGCCGCGTTGCAAGATCACCACTAACTAAAGGGAGGCATACGATGGACTATCAGATCGAGGTGACGTACCCGCAGTTCGATGACCGCGATGGATTCTGCGGCACCTGTACTGAGCTTGAGGCGCACGCGGAGACCTTTGAGGAGGCCCTGGCCAAGGCCTGCGAGTTCCACGCGGAGTACGGCTGGGACGCTCTTTACATCACTATCCTGCGCCGGGGCTGCCCAATCGCTGAGCCTCGCGACGACGACGAGATGGACATGTCCGGGCACGTGGAAACCGACGGACTCCCATTTTGAGCTGAAACGCCCTCGTAATAGTACGGGGGCGTCTACCCAGGGTGACCTCCTGGGTACTGACGAGGCAGGTTCCCGACAGGAAAGGAGCACGCGATGAAAATAAACATCAACTACGTGGAGAAGGTGCAGGCGGCCCTGGACGCTGAACAGGGCACTTGCAGGACCCGACTGGTGGACGTCGAGGACATAAACTGCGCTATCGTACGGGCTATAACAAAGTTGAAGGAGCTAGAAATACCCAAGAAGGCATGGGTCGGGTGCTCAGTGCATCTGTCGCCCGAGAAAGTAGCAAACAGCTACAAAGGCATACCCACGGGGACGTTCGTTACGGTCACGTGCGGGGCAACCTCCTGGTTTGTAACCTGGATCAGGAGAGGGTACTCCGGGAGCGCACCGTACGGGCGAGGTGCCCGGGAGTCGCTGGAGCTGACCGATAACGCAAAGGCCAGCATCCCCAGCATCATCAGACTGTAGAGGGAGGGCATAAAAATGGCTATAAAAGTTGATGTTTTCCAGAACCGGTTTGGGGATATCACGGGCAGGCCAGTACGCCAGGATATCAGGACGCGGATCCTGGACCACCTCCTGGAGTTTGAGGGTCCAGGCGCTGAGGACACTTTTTATTTCCAGGGAGGTATGGGCGCTGAGGAATTCTTGGACAGCCTCAGCCCCCGGCAGCGCAGGGACATTGAAAACGGCTACACCATCACGATACTGGTGGATCCTTGGGAGCTGGGACACTGGTATGGTTGGGACACGCACACACTTTTTGAGTAGGGAGGTGGAGATTATGCAAAGATGGCAACACGGGGAGTACATGATGCCCATCAGCGACCGGGCACGTAAAGTGGCAAAGCGGCACGACTGCAAAGCGGCAGAGTGTCCAGCATGGGTGGAGCACGCCTACGGCCAGGCTATCGAGTCTCACATGGCATGTACAGAGGCGCGCAAGACCATCCACGTGCAGGCCCAAATTGAGGCTCTGAACGCGGCCCGGCACCAGGAGTGGCTGGACGACCTGGCAGAGTCCGGGATCCATGTGCAGCGGCATGGGGTGCGCGAGTATGCATCTCAGGACGCCTGGGTGCGCTGGATCTGGGCGACCGGCCCAGCAATACACGCCGACGACGACGATATAGCCTCAGCGCTGGGATGGGTGCGCTCTTGGCGAGGTCCCGGGCAGTCGTTTACGCACATGGCCAGCGTCAGGCGCTCCGGGCATAGCGTGCTTGTCACCCAATTTGGCGGGCTCGACACATAAAGGAGGTGAGCATGAGAGTAGTAAAGAGGCACAATTTGGCAGGTCTGGACATAACAGGTGAAAAAAAGCTCTATGTAGAGCACATATCCAGTCTGCCAGAGGGCACGGAATTGGACCTCGCCGCAATAACAGACGAGGTCCTGAAACAGCATGACCTTAAATTGGCAAGAAAACTCAGTCGTACATCCTGGAAACACCCGGCAAGGAACACTAGATACGCTTTTTGTCGCCAGGCATGCGAGAAGCTATGGTCGTTTTACGCTCTAGAGCGCGCAGAAAACGGTAAGTTCATCCGAACAGACGTGGAAATTACCAACCATATCAGGGCGCTGTCCACACAGGACAAGAGCGTGCATGCCCCTGTACATCAAAATTGGCAGCTAGATGCGAACGGCGAACTCACCACACGCCCAGATAAGGTGCTAGCACCGGAACCTCCCACGGGCCCACAACCTGAGCCTGAGCCGGAGACGGGCCCACAACCTGAGCCTGCACCTGAACCTGCACCTGCGACGGCGCTCAACACCTGGCTGCAAGGCCTGCTCAACCGCGAGTTCAACGTGCTAGATATTGGCCAGGGCATGCTCGCGCTACTTGCCGATAAGGACGCGGAATTGGCACGTTTAGCGGCCCGTGTGAGTGAGCTGGAAGGCGACCAGGAGATGTACGAGATGATCTGCTCTGAGGAGAGCACACGAGCGCAGGAGCTGGAGAGGATCAACTCTGAGCTCCGGAGCAAGCTTGATGGCTCTCGCGGCAACAACAACGTCACAGAGCGCGAGCTACAAGAGCTTGAAAAAGATTACGACGCGCGCGGGTACAAAATCGATGAGCTCGCACGCGCCAACCGGGAGAAGGACCAGTTAATCGAGCGGCTCAAGGTGCGCGTTCAACATGAGAAAAACGAACGCGACCGGGAGCAGAAACTGGCCACACGCCGTGAGGAGGTCATGGAGGAGCGCATAAAAAAGCTCATCCAAACCAACCACGACCGTATACAGGAGCTGCGACACAAGCTCCACAAAACAGAGGCGGCCCTGGAGATGGCCCTGGAAGCCCAGGAGCAGGAGCCTGAGCCTGAGCCTGAGCCTGAGCCCCCACAGTTGTGTGTGCCTGACATTCAGCGTCCCAAGGGCGTGACCACCACAGGGTTCAGGCTGATCGACCACCTATCACAGGAGATGGTGGAAAAACTCACACAATGAGCTCCTAGCATGCTCGGGAGGGCAAGCGCGCTCTTGTTTGCCCTCCCCATGGATGAAAGGAGGTGGAAACATGGACGTAAAATTTGGCATGTGGGTTCCCGCCGATATCCTGCCTGAGCCCGGCGCTGATGGCGACTTTGCTGCCTGGCAGGAGTCGGACCGGATCCTGATCACCGATGGGCGGGAGGTCTGGACCGGGTATTGTATGCTCTGGGAGCCCGACACTGAGGACCCCTGCGCCATTGCAGGGCCGGATTGGTACAAACTACACGGCTGTACAGCATGGATGCCACTGCCGGACATACCGGCATGGGCACAGAAAAGGGAGGTGGAAAAATGAATAGACAGTTGAAACCCGCGACAATAGCCAAGGTGGCCCGGGACGCGGCCGTCCGGGGAGGTGAATAATGGAGGAGATCCTGAGCTACTATGTCGTACGCGTAGAGCACGCTCCGCACCTCCAGTTGCACCTCCTGGAGAGCTTCAGCGTAGCTGAGGCAGCCAGCCGCAAACATGCCTACGATCGGGCATACAGCAGGATGCGGCGACTGCGACACAATAACCCGTCGGGCAACTACCGGATAGACAGGGGAGTTCGATTCACACGGGATTACGAGCTCGACGACGATGACGACCTTTACTTCTAGGGAGGGGCATATGCGTATTTATACTGGACATGAGCTGGACCCTGTGACGGCGGCCAGTTACCGGCTCTTACAGTTCCTGATGCGCCGCATGGCGCGGAATCAGGGTTTCCCGGCATGGACCTACCAGACCGACCGGTTCTTGGGAGAGCAGGAGCTTGGCCTGCGCCGGGCGCAATGGCACTCACAGGCAATACAACACATTGAGGGAGGTGGAGAATGAGATTTTGGAAAATAAGCAGCAAACGCGCGGGCAGCCGGATGACCGAGGACCTCTACGCCGAGGATATCCTGGAGCTCTGGTCGCGGCATGAAAGGGTGTTCGATCATTTTAGCAAGACCTGGTTGCTCGAGATCGAGGAGATCGCGACCGACGGTTGTGTCCAGCCCCGAGGGCCTGAGGAGGTCCGCAGCGCCTGGAACATGGAAACGATCCGGTTCGAGGACGACGAGACCATGGCTGTCAACCGGGCCTACATCGGCAGCGTCATGGCCCTCGCACCTAGTGGCAAGTTCTGGACGTTCTGGGCATGCGGGAACATGCGAATGAAGGAAATGGCCTGGGATACAATATTCTGGGACCTTGTGGATACGGTCCTGGACAAGTACGGTATGTGGCGCGAGTCGGGCGAGGGCGATCCGACCGACGTGTTTTTTTGCGCGCCCCTGGACTATGTTGACGCCAGTCGGCTCTGGTTGGAAATGATAGTGCGAGCCCGGGATCTGAGCGAGATCAAGGATGTTTTGTACGATGCCGGATTCAGAGTAGGTTAACCCCAAAACAAAAAAGGAGGCTTATTATGTACGTACCTGACACTTTGAAGAGGATCAACAACGCTGCAGTGGACCACTACTTTGAGGCCCTGGGTGACCAGACAGAGAAGCTCGAGAACGATGCGAGCTGGGCCAAGTGCTTTGAGGCCCACCACCTGGACCCGGCTGAGGACGACGCGGCCGATCTCCTGGGGGCTCTCGTCGAGGACGGCATCGAGTCGGAAGATTACTCCCTCGTGGAGTGCGATAACTGCTCTCGCATGGCTACCTATGGCGAGGAGGTGTTCAACCCGGCCGACACTGTCCGCGAGGGTATGACGCTGGAGCCCTACACGCTCCTGTTCGGCTGCCAGGAGTGCCTCGACAGCGGAGCGCTCGACGAGGAGATGTTCTATTGTACCGCCTGCGGACGGAAATTCATCTACAACCACTCCTGGGATGTTGTGGCCGTAACCGATCCCGAGACCGGCGAGCTCTATTGCCAGCGCTGCTTTGTCGAGGAGTGCCTGGAGCCACGACCGCTCTATGAGCTCCTGGAGGAGTTGGCAGAGGGCCGCGCGGACGGGTGGGTGCGGCTCGACAATGTCCCAGGCAGGGAGCTCCTCTACCAAGGGGGCTTCTCTCAGTACTCCGACTTCCCGGGCGATACGCGCCTTCAGGATCTCGTTTTCCGGATCAAGGAGGCGGCCGACGCCCTGGGCCTCGACGATGACACGCCCGTGTACCCGGTTATTCTCGCAGGCCGACAGTTTCACGTTGAATTGGGCGTGTTCTACTAAGCGCTTATCTCTTGGGGAGCGTGGGAGCTCGAGGGGTTCCTGCGTTCCATTGGACGTAAGCAAACCATAGACATACACACTTTAAGGGAGGATGAAAAATGGCAATGCGACTGAACGGAATACTGTACCCGGGCAGAGTGCCCCTGGCCCTGGCCAAGGCGCTAGACGACGTAGCAGACACAAACCGCCGCGTGCGACTTGTTTACGGTGTAGACCATCACCCTGGCGTTGTCCGCTACGGCACGCCGGATCCCGATGCAGTAGGCGTAATGGGCTACATCCGCCGCGAGCAGGATCCCAATGGCACTATGCTCCTGCGGCTCTACCCCAGGAAGGATTCCACACAGGGTCGGTATGTGGCCTTCCCGAGGCTTATCGGTCTAATCGACACGCAAGCTGGTAAATGGCTCTATCGGATGCCAAGCTTGAAGATCCCCGAGACCGAGATCAACCAGCAACTCCGCGCCGACGGCACCCTGTATAAGGTCCGCGCCAATTACGGCTGGGGATGGGACACAGTATATACTACCCACAACAAATATAGCGCAGTACGCCGCGCACGGTTTGTTCGATTTGAAAAACATACACCATAAAGGGAAAGGAGAAAACACATGAAACTTGAAAGAGGCTGTATACGCAGAATAGATGGAGCCTGGGGCAGCGGGATCCTGCAGCTCAAAATCGAGACTGTCCGGATCCGCGCGGATTCCGACAACCGGTTCCGTTTTGAGGCCGTGGGTGATATACGGAACATCCCGGCCGACAACGGTCCCACCATCCGCACACTGGAGGCGCTCTTTGGTGACGTGATCACGCCCGGGCACACGTTCAACCCGGACAGTGTGATCGGCAGGGAGGTCTTTTACATGCTCGACGACATGGGCGTGTGCCTCCAGGCTATTATGGATGTAGATGACTGGGACCTTTATGAAATGTGGCTTGCGGGGTGCGGCCTCCCCATGGAAGAGGATATTACCAATCAGGGCGTGCTCCACGGGGATAGAATAGCCAATGTGTTGCTGCACAACACCACCTGGAGCTCACCAGAGGCGTTCGAGCAGGCCTACATCGATAACACGGGCGTTGCGAGCGTGCCCCTGGCCATGCGCGACTACCTGGACAGCCTGGAGGCGCTCCGGTTGCCCTACACCGTTATCGACGTTGAGGGCGACGTGTGTCAACCCATGATACCCTACTACCTTGCCTGGGACGCGTTCAGGGAGGGCGTAGACGCGGCGCGTTCGGATATCGTCGCCAAGGTGTTCGATTTGGACAGGGAGCACGGGTACTGGATCAAGGTCCAGCCCGAGGATACAGGAGACAACAAATGCTAGGACTACCCGAGATCATCCGATTCAACAACATTGCCGTGAAATATGGCGAGAAGGTCGCCCTTGCGTGCATGCAGGGACGGGGAAGGATAGACTATTATGGAACAGAAGCGAGTAGACTGGAGTGTAATACAGGAAATACCGGCACCTCCGCCAACAGATACCTGGAGACCCCTGGCCCACGGGGATTATGTCCTGGCGGCCGAGAGGGCTCTTAACGAGTACGGCCTGGAGGTCGTGGACTCCACTTTTACAGTGCCCCGGGAGGGCCTGGACATGTTCGGGACGCTGTATACGTCGCATTTTATCGGCGGCAAGCAGTGGGCGCTGGGCCTGCGCAATAGCAACCGCAAAGCCCTTGCTGCAGGCGTGTGCGCGGGGCTGAACGTGCTCGTGTGCGAGAACCTCGTGTTCCATGGTGAGGTGGTCCTATTCCGTAAACACACGAGCGGGCTCACGCCGGACGTTCTGGACACATTCATCCGGGAGGCCATAACTATCGCTCTCGGCCACATGGACAAGCTCGTCGAGGCCCAGGACCGCCTGGCCAGGTTACCGTTAACCTCGGCCATGACCGAGCACATCCTGGTCCGGGGTGCCCTTGAGGGCGCATTCAAACCGAGCGCCCTCCCCAGTATTTTGGGCGAGCACCTGGAGGCCGAGACCGAGACGTTCGGCCTGGAGTACCCGGACTACACCGACCGCGTCGCTCGGACAAACGCCTACATGCTCTACCAGGCCATTACGCGGACCTGGCGAACGGAGCAGTTGTTCCAGGTCCACAAACGCTCGACGGCCCTGGAAAAAATATTTCAACCGCTACTCACGGAGGGATCCTATGGCACCGCCCAAAACTAAAGGCGTTCGTTACCGCCGAATAATCACGCCCATGCGCCCGCTCACGCCGACCATGGAGGGCCAGCGACCACCCACAATAAGGTGCACGTTCTGCCCGGAGGAGGCCGCTTACTTTATGCGCTTGGAGGATGTTCAGGGCGGCGGCCGCGTCAACCTGCCCATGTGCGACCGGCACACTACCATGTTGCGTGTGCTCAGCCCGGACAGCGTCATCGAGGTTGTCCGCGAGGCCTTTACACGGTGGGCAGGCGACGTTGACCAGGTCGAGACGATGCGGGAAGTCGTGGCCAAACACAAACAAGCCAAGGCCTGGCAGGAGTACGCTCATGGCCGCTCGTAAGCGTAAGAAGCGGCCCACAGGCAACAAGGCCCGCCCCCGGCCGCCGTACACGCTCAGTGTTGC